ACATTTACTGATCTATCTATGACAACTACAAATGCACGTTACGCTTTGTCTGTAATTAACAGCACATCTAACTATGTATTTGCACTAGATCTTGGATCAGCCGCATCAGGCGCAGTCCGTAACCCAGCAACAATCACTAATTCATCTTTAGCAACAGGTGCTAACGGTGGATCTATTACAAACATCACCACTTACTCAGCATTTGATTTGATTACTACATCAATGACATTGAACGTAGCTGGTCGTACAGACGCAACTACCGTTAACGCAGCTATCTCATACGCAGAAGCTCGCGGTGACGTATTTGTTGTCATTGATGGTTCAGACCTTCCAGTAGGAAACGCAGCTACATCTAGCACACAGCTAAACCTAGCTTCAACCTACACCCCAAGTGCAGCAGCAGCTGTTTACTATCCACGTATCACTATTGCTGATCCAACAGTTGGTGTAAACGGTTCTTCTACCGCTACACGTACAGTTGGAGCTGGCGGAGCGGTTGCTGGTTTGTACGTTGCAACTGACGCTGCTCGTGGAGTGTTTAAGGCTCCTGCTGGACTTCAGGCACGAGTTGCTGGAGCAGTAGCTGTATCCCCACTTACAAACGCTGAGCTCGATTTAATGAACTCATCAGCTGCTCCTGTGAACGCACTTAAGTTTGTTCCTGGAACAGGTATCTGTGTTATGGGAGCTCGTACTCTAAAGGCAGGAAACCTTGACAAGTATGTTCCAACTCGTCGCACACTCATTTACTTGAAGAAGGCTCTTTCAGACCTTACTCAATTTGCTGTCTTTGAGCCAAACACACCAGAAACATGGCGTCGTTTGAACTCAACAATTAGCAGCTTCCTTACAGGTTTCTGGTCACAAGGCGGATTAGCTGGGGCAACACCTCAGCAAGCATTTTTTGTCCAAGCTGATTCAGAAAACAATCCGCAGGTATCAATTGATAATGGTGAACTTAACATTTCAATTGGTGTCGCGCTACAACGCCCAGCGGAATTCATTGTCATCAAGATCGGTCAGTTTGACGGTGGAACCACCGTTACTGTTGCGTAAAGGAGAATATAAATAATGACAAGCAGTATTATTAATCGCTTCTCAACATTAGCGACTGATCCATTACGTAGCTTTCGGTTTTATGCTGAATTCAACAAAGTGGGTACAGACGACACATTTACAGAGAAGATCCAGACATCAAACTCTGCAACAACATCAAGCGGAGCTTCTACCGGATGGGTAGGCGGCTTTAGCTCTATCAGTGGTTTGAATATCACTACACAGTCAATCCAGTACCGTGAGGGTGGATACAACACCACCGTACATCAGGTACCTGGTATGACAACCTTTAGCCCAATCACATTCCAACGTGGTGTGCTTTACGGAAATGACCAGGCTCAGGCTTGGATGCGTGGATTGTTTGCTTCTGTTGCTGGAGATGGACTTTCAGTAGCTGGAAAGAGCTTCCGCGTTAACATCAAGATCTATGTAATGGATCACCCAAATGCTGGCGCTACAAACGCAAATACCCCAAAGATGGGATTTGACATCCGTAACGCTTGGATTACACAGCTCAACTACACAGATCTAAACGCAAATGACGGAGCTATTCTTTACGAATCAATGGCTCTTGTTCATGAAGGTCTATCAGTATTCTTTACTGATTCAAACTTCACACCAATCGGTCGTTCTACACTAGCGTAACCCAAACAAAGGAATATAAAAAGTGGCTGAAATTATTACAGATGCAGAACTCGTATCACAGTACGCTAAAAAGGCTATGGAGGAGCCCGAGAAGATTGTTGAAACTCGGGCCCCTTCTGCCTCCGAAGTTGACTTGCCTGGCGGTTATTTAACCTTTGATGGCAAGTTAATTACTACAGCTGAGGTTAGAGAACTAACCGGAGCTGACGAAGAAGCTATTGCAAAAGCTGGGTCTACAGCTAAGTCTCTACATGTTCTTCTAGAACGTGGATTGGTAAAGCTAGGAGACAAAGAAGTTACAAAGGACGATATTGACCTTTTACTATCAGGAGACAGGGACGCAATTCTTTTGGGAATTCGTCGAGTCACTTTTGGTGAGGCCTTAGACCTTAAGCTTCGTTGCCCAAGCTGTAACGTTGAACAGCAGTCAGATGTACATCTTTTACACGATGTCCCATTTATTAAGCTTAAGGACAGAGTAAATGATCGTAACTGGGTTGTTAAGACAAAGCTTGGACCTGTTGAACTAAGCCTTCCAACAGGCATTGTTCAAAGAAAACTTATGGAAAATACTCAAATGAGTGTTCCTGAAGTAAACACAATTTTATTGGCTGGCTGCATCAGATCTATTAACGGTGAAATGTCTATCGGTAACGCGGGACCATTAGCCCTAGGTATGGCAGACAGAGCAAAAATTATCGATTCAATTCTTGAGCGCAACCCAGGCCCACGCCTTGGGGAGGTGAGCAAGGTTTGCAAGGCATGTGAGGAACCTATTGATATCCCACTTAGCCTTGTAGATTTGTTTCGTTTATAGCCAAGTTACATACGATCTACTTTTAGATCACTATGAAATTTTGACTAGGACGTTTACAGGTTGGACTCTAACGGAGATTAAAAATCTTTCTGTTAGAGAAAGGCAAAACTGGCTAGAAAGAGCGCAAAGGTTTAACGGAAGGAAGTAGCTGTGGCAGATGCAAGAAGCGGTATGAACTTACCGGCACCACGGTCTTTGCAGTCCCTTGGTTCAATCAAAAATGCTGCTCTTGATGCGGGTTCTGCTGTTGACGGTGTTTTTCAAAAAATAAGCTCTACTAGTAGCCGCGCTGTTGAAGTTTATCAAGGTGGGCAGAGTGTTAGCTCTAATCAAGTAGCACCTTCTCCACGCTTTACCCCTCCAGCCACCTCTATCGTCCCAACCGGCGGTGGAGGAGGCGGCGGGGGCGGGGGCGGCCGCGGTACAGGAACACCGTTTGGTGAAGACCCATTTGATAACCAAGTATTTAAACAACCACAGAGCTTCACACGTAACTTAACTCAGTACGTAAAAGAAAACCCAGCTGCTGCAATGCTTTACGCAGGAGCTGTTGGTGCTAATGCTCTTTCCTCTACTGAAGAAATTACGCAAGCTGAACTTATGCTTCAAGGAGCAGCTTTCTTCTCTGCACCAACCGGTAAAGGCGGAAAGTACGACCCATCAATGCAAATTGGTTTTGGTCGCACAGGTGGTAGCAAAGACTATGAAACTATAGGTCAGCTACAAACTGCAATTGCAAAACAAGGTACCGTCAATAACAAGATGGATGCAATGACGGCTCTTATTGCCGCTCAAAGCTACGGAATTACTGGTGCTAACTTCTTGCAAGGAGCTAATGGCGGCCTGCAAGGCAGCGTCATGGGAGGTATTGCAAATATCTCTAATTTGATTCCAGGAGCTGGTATTGAAGGCTCTACACGAGCTTATGGAGCTATGCAACAGGCTAAAAATGTAAATATGCTCCGCGGTATTGGTATTCGTATCCGTGATGAAGACGGAAACATGAAGGCCCCTGATAAAGTAATTGATGATATTTGGAATAAGATCTGTAAAGATTACGCACAGGCATACGGCGCTGGTAAAGCGCCTTCTCAGCAAGAAGTTATGATTGGTTTGCAGCCAGGTAACTCTTTGTACTCAATGCTTGATATGTACTTTGGCAATGATCCAATCTTGCGCCAAATGATGATCAATGGTTTGATCTTTAAGGCACGTACTGGTGGCGGACCAATCACAAAAGATGCTGTCCTTGAAGCTGGTGGCACAACAGAATCTGTTATTTCTAAGAGCAATCAAAACGCTACAGCTGCTCAAGGTCTGTATCAAGTAGCTAAAGCTGGATCTACTGGATTTAGATCAGCAACAATGACGCTTACTGCTCTTGGCGACATGATGAACGCGGTTGACAACGTAACAGGCGTTCTTAAGGGGGCCACTGCTACTAAGTCATTTACTGAAACCATGCTTGGTGGCGGTAATGGTCTAGGTCAAGACCTTGCAAAAGGTATTTTGGCTATGCTCGGCTTGGGTAAGAGAGCAAAAGGCGGAAAAGTCGGAGACGAAGAGCCATACATTGTTGGTGAGCTTGGTCCCGAGCTCTTTATTCCAAAAACTGATGGCGTTATTATCCCTAATCACCTTATGGGACGCCGAAATCGCCATGAGGGCGGTGGCGTACACGCCCCTCACGATGGTCGCACACTAGATGAAGCTGAAGTTCGTGGCATTCTTGAACAAGCCGGCTTTGAAGGACAAGGTTTAGAGAACGCGCTAGATGTTGCAAGACTTGAATCTGGTTATAGAACTAATGCTGAAGGCGATAAGGGCATAACCGACAACAAATGGGATTACAGTATCGGTTTATTCCAAATCCGATCCCTTAAGGACTGGAAAAAATACAACGACCCTAAGCGCGAGCCTTTACACCTCTATGATCCACTTGAAAACGCTAAAGAAGCGTACAAAATTAGCCAAGGTGGTGTCATTTGGGACAACGCTTGGTACAACACATCAAAGAAGCTTGGTCTTATCGGGTCACGAGATGGCACAAGAGACCCAGATTTTGTAAATGACGACCCAGTACAAGAGTCTGGTGAGCCAGATTATATTTCTCAGCTGATTAAGACTGTTGAAACCGGCGCTTTCTCTAAAGCACTGGCCAACTTTAATCCAAAGAACCTTACCAGTTCACAAATTAGTGATTATTTTGGATCATCTGGATTTTCTGCTGATAAAGGCACAACAGCTCACAATTATGGAGGCGTTACAATTAATATTAACGTTCCAAGTGGAAACGCAGAAGATATTGCAAACGCAGTAAAGCGTATCCTTCAAGATACAAACATGATAGAACAGGCGGCTAGTAAATAATGGCAACTTACGCAACGTTATCTGACGGTGGCGGCGGTTACGCAACTGCTGTCTCAGCTAGCTCTACACCAACAGACACAGAAGCCCAAGCACGTCTTGAAAAGCAGCTAAAACTTACTCAGGCACAGCTTGAGCTAGAAACTGCTGCTAAAGAAGAAGCGCAACGTCGACTTTTACAGCTAGATAAAACAGCTCCTGAGAAAGAGGCTCAATCAGCTAACAAAACTAGCAACGGGGGAAGCTCTGGAAACGATATTGAGGTTGGTACTCCGGATCCGGTTGGATATAAGTTTAATTTACCTCCGCATAACTGGAGTTTGCCTGTTCGCCCAATAGAACTTGAGCCAGATGACGTGGGGTACTTAAACAACAAAAGTGGATACCTTCCAACTGATATTTTTACAGGAACCAGCACACCTGAGTCTTTCCACGGCACACGCCGAGGTCGCATTTGGTACTGGCACTCAGCCTCTGCTCTTCAAAAGTTTAATACTGACTCTGGAAAAGTCGAAAGCCTGGCTGATGCAACATCAAAGCTAACTAAGACCACAGAAGGTGTTGAGCTTAAGAACGATGATCGCAAATGGGGATTTCAGTTCCTCTGGAACCCATCAGAGATCTCAACTAACGTTGCTAGAAATATGGATATCACACCGTCTGCTGCTGACACGCTACGTGTTGTCTCTGGTGTTTTTCCAGGGCAGGAAACCGTTAACTTTAACATCCTGCTAGATCGAACCAACGATTTTGCATGTATTCGAGCATCTAAAGCTAAAGACTTTAACGATTACTCTAAGTTTTACACAGCCTACTACCCAGGCCAAGGAAAGCAAGCTTTTGGTGAGCAGCTAGAAGCTTTGATGCGCCAAGGAACTATGGCAGATCTTGAATACCTATTTAGAGCGATTAACGGCTCCGGTATGGGCGTTGAAAAGTGGGGAACTTTGATGGGTAAGCGCACAGCTAACCTTGGTTACCTACAACCAACACTTCTTGGTATTTCTTTGGGACCAGACCGCCTTAACAACTTGTCTTACGTAGGATGGCTATCTAATATCGCTATTAATCACAATTCATTTACCCAGGACATGATCCCAATTAGAACTACCGTTACCCTTTCTATTGAATGCTTCGCTGGTACAGGAATTGGAGCCGGATAATGATACGCAAGGGATCTCGTTACGAATATTCAACAGTAGACTTTTTTAGCCCAAGCACAGATAAGTCAGAGCAGCCTGTAGTTTTCTACACCTTCTCAAAGCTTGGTCTTTTAAGCTACTGGGAACACCAATATACACAGGGCGAGCGCCTTGACCAGATTGCGTCTAAGTACTATCAAAACCCAAAGTCTTGGTGGCTTATCCCTGAGTACAATCCTCAAATTACTGACTTTACAAACATTACGCCGGGAACCATATTGAGGATTCCGAATGTTTAATTTTATACGTGTTGCTTTTCCTGAAACTGACTTTCCACCTACTGCCGTGTACTCGGCTGAGATCGTTCAGGAAAAGTACAAGCACGATATTATTAAAATTAAGTTTAGGGACTGGGATGTCTCATACGACGTCCTAAACCCAGGATCTCCCGTGCAAGTAACCATTACCGGGGTTACTGAAAAGAAAGATATTTACGGGTACATCCACCACATCAAGCCTGATAGAACTCCCGGCAAGAACTTTACTGAAATGGTTGTTATTGGAGCGTCTTACCCATTTCGTCAACCATCTCAGACGGTCTATAAAGATATTACAGCGGATCAAGTAGCTCTACAGATTGCTGAGAAGTATAACTTTGCCTGCTATGCAGTCGCCCACCCTCGTGTTTACCCGCAGATTGCTCAATCTGGACACACAGACTGGGAGCTGCTAGTACGACTAGCTAAGCAGTGCGGCTACACGCTACGAGCTACAAATACTGAGCTTTACTTTCAACCAATGTTAGAAGACTTTAACCGGTACAAAGAAGAAGCTAAAACCTTCACTATGCGCCAGGCAAACGACTCGGCTGGATCTACCTTGTACTCTTTTAGGCCTCTTATTGGTGAGTCTATTGACTACGAGGATGCAACTAAATCAGCGGTTGCTGTTTCTGGTGTTGATGGCTTTACAAATACAAGCATGGCGTTTACTCAGCAAGAAAGAAACACCGTGACCCGCAGCAAGTCTCAAGTAGAGTTCTTTGATGCCTTTGACACCTCTGTTGTGGTCAACACCCCTGAAATTGCTAAATACGAAGGCGAAGCTGCGGAAAGCCGTAACGCTTTCCCATACAGAGCGGTAGCTGAGGTTATTGGGTCAGCTTCCTTGCGCCCAGATATGCCTGTGTACTTAAACGGTATCGGCTCAAACTACTCTGGCTTCTGGACTATTTTAAAAGTTGAACACAAGATTATTGAAGAAGAGCGAAACCGCCACCGCTATACAACCATCTTGCATGTTGGATCTGACTCTTTGGGAGAAGCTGTAATTGGCCCAGACAGCCGAGAGGTTGTCCGCCCACCAGCTAACCCAATTAGAAAGATTATCCCTGGGGTGCGTCAGACCACAATCCGCCCTGTAACCTACCTAAACCGGATTACAGTGCCAGTTAATCTTACAGAGCGCGGAAGTTTTGGAACTATCGAGAACAGAGCTAAGCCAAGCATTAATAACCGTGACACTTCCCCTGCTCGCTGGGTAAGCGGAACCAGATCTTTAGACCCAATTGTTGAAGAGCCGGTAACAGAGCAATTTGTTACAGAGCGCTTAGAAAGAATGAGGGCGCGATGAGCTTTGACAAGCGTTTTTATGGTGTGTACGAAGGTATTGTTGTAGATAATGCCGACCCAGAAAGTAGATACCGGGCAAAACTTAGAGTTCCTCAAGTAACTGGGTTTGAAGAAACTAATTGGGCTCTTACAACAACGGCTTCTGTAATAACGGTTGGTAAAAAAGTTGCAGTTATGTACTTAGCGGGGGATCCTAATTTCCCAATATGGATAGGAGAGATTAAATAATGGCATACCAGACAGCAATAACACTACCCTTTGCTTTTGATAGCTACGGGTCAGTGGCCTATACCTCTGATGAGAAGAAGATCTGGCAAGACCGGGTAGTCCTTGTCTGCATGACCAGCCTTAACGAGCGCATCATGCGCCCTACCTTTGGTACAACAGTGGCATCTACTTTGTTTGAAAACGTCAATGACTCTGTAAGCCTTATCCAACAGACTATTGGCGGCGCTTTTGCAAAGTTCTTGCCTAGCTTATCTCTGCAAAAGGTCCAAGGAACGGTAGACCCCATTGATGGAAGCATAGTTATTGAGGTCTTTTACCGTTATAATGATAAAGACACCCAACAAAGCGTGAAAATCAAGACCGGATTGTTCTCCCGAAGCGGGGATCTAATAGTGGAAGGAACTGGACGAAGTGGCCGTTAAAAAGTATGTCCCGCAGATCGACTACACCTCTAGGGACTACACATCTATCCG